GACGCCGGCGTAACCGTTTCCAACGATCTGAGTAACGCCGCTTGCTGCTTGGCGGTTAAACTCGACGATAATCTCGGAGTCAACCGAGGTCACCGTAGCGCCGATAGGCGGACGGACTGTACCGGTTTTGTAGCCGATGGCGCCGAGGCCCCACATGCCGCCCTCCTCGTCGGTGGCGGTAGTGTTGACAAAGCTTGACTTAATGATGGATACACCGAGAAACTCACCGGCATAACCTTCGCCCCATTTAATCTTGAGTAAATCGGCCGTGGCAGGCATAAATTGTACTGCTCCGGCTTCAGCTCGGAGTGAATTCTGTAGGTCGGCTAGCTGCCTTGGAGCCAACAGACAATAGAACGGGCCTGGCACCACTGCCAATTCAAGGGTGAAAATGGCGTCATAGTAATCGTCAACGCTCATATCGGAGCCACTTACACCGACATCAGTACCAAAGCCAGTGACGGCCGTTCCAACAAGGCCAGAAAACCAAGCCTCATAGCCCCAGGCCATCGACTGGGCTAGTGACATTGGATTGATATCATCGGCAAACCCAGTAAGGTTAGCCAGGTCGGTAAGCTCACGCACCAAGGCGCCGCGTACCACCGCGATGTCAACGCTGGCGTCTGTTAGCGCCGTCTCGGCCACTGCTGCGCCATCGGCGGAGGTGACAAAAGGATCGCTAGCGAGGCCCGCAAAACGGATGCGGCTCGTGTCGGAGCCCGTGCCGTCAATCGTGCCCAGGTTAACGAGGGCGCCCGATTTTCGGATCGACCCCATATCGGCTAGGATAATTCGCAAAGAGGTGTCAAGCGCTGCGGCTAAACGTAAGTCAGGTACAAGTGATGCTTCGGTTATTGGCATAATTCAACCTTTACCCTTTCGGGCGGTGTGTATTGTATTGGGGAAAAACCAAACGTTATGAGCCTTTCCCTGCGCGTTTAACGCCGCGAGCCGATCGGGTTGGCTACCGTTTCGATCTATTTATAGCACATTTTAAGCTATGCAAACCACATTTTAACGCTTCCCACCGAAGCCCCACGCGTCCATGATGCCCGCGTAATTTTCTTTTAGCTGATCGGTGCTCATGTTTTGCACGCTTTCGACAGTGTATGAATTGCGCGGCGGCGGGGCTGGTTTGGCCCCATGGTTAACGTCGGGCGGTGGGGTCATCGTCACGGGCGCCGCCTCAGGCACGGGGGCTAGTGCCGCCTCAGGTGTGACCACCGGCGCCACCTCAGGTGTGGCGAAATGTTGGGCTAGCAATTTGTCTTGCTTGGCCTCATCACTAAGCCACCCCTCAAATTCGTCGGCGCTCTTAGCGCTCTTTGCAAAGCGCCATCGCACTAGATCGGCCGTGTCGTTGTCGGTGATGCCGGCTTTGTAGAGCGCCAGGGTGGTGCTGTACGTCTCGCGCTCGGCGGCGGTGTGCGCCGTCAGGGCGTCGAGCTTGCCCTGCAAGTCTTCGGCGCCTTCGGCCCCGGTGCGGTAGGTGTCGATCTGCCCTTGCATGTCGGCCAGGGCCTCTTTCATCGACGCCATCTCGGTCACCTTCTTTTCGAAACGGCTATAGGGAACGGTCTTTTCGGTTTCGTCTTCGCTCATAATGTCCTCTGGGGGTTTTAGGTGTAACGGGCTCTATCTCTGGCGATAAGTTCAAGGGCTTGCGCCGCCGTCTCGCGGCTAACGTTGTGAACTGACATGTAAAGATCGACCACCGAAGCCACGCCAAGCTCGGCCAGGGCTTGCCACTCTTCGATGATGGCTTTCTTCTCGTCGGTGGATAGGGGCATGCCTGGGTATGCGATCTGCCAGCCCGTCTCAGGAAGCGTTGAGCCCGTCGCCGCGTTCCAAAAGGCCGAGGCCTTCGATAGCGTTTCGATGTCACTGCGCGAAAACTGCACCTCAGACCGGCGCTGGGCTGCCCTCACGCCCTCTTTGCTTAGGGCGATGGCATAGCCCGATCGAGGGTTGGCGCTGATGCGGGCCATGTCTGTCGAGCTTATGCCGAAGTCCATGGCAAGGTCGGCGGTGTATTCCCTGATGGCCTCGCCTAGCTTCGAGGGATCGGCGCCGGCGGTGAACTGGCCCAGGCTTGGCGCCGTCTCGCCGGTGGCTTCGAAGTTGATAAGGCTGGCCGGGTCGGTGGGTATGTAGGCCATGTTTTGATTCGGGTCGGATATGACGCCGCCGGCAGGTCGAACCCCGATCGCGTACTTCTGGGGCCAGGAACAATCCCGGACGCAGTGTCGCCAGAATGTCCACAAAACGCTCGCCACGAGGCTGCCCTCAACTAATTCAATACCCTCAAAAGGATCAAAGAGGCGGCCCGTGCGCTCGGCGTGGTAGAGCACATAGGGCAAGCAGGGGCGCCCCTCTAGCCAGTACGGGTAAGCGTCGCCGTATAAGCCGCCATCGCTCCCCAGGAAGCGACCCGATAGGTCTTCTTTGCCGTCGCCGCTTTCGACGCGATAGACGGCCTCACCTCGGATGTCGAAAACGTCGCGCGTCCACTCGACCTTCTTGCCCGTATCGCGCAGGCGATACTCGGTGATCATCGTTGGCACGTCGGGCGCGTCGGCGCTGCTCTCGCCGTAGACCATGTCCGGGGGCACCACGCGCACCTGTAAACGTGGGTCATCGCCGCCCACGACGGCCAGCCTATAGAGGCCCTCACGAAGCCCGATCGTTATCACTTGCAGGCGCCGCGCTAACTGCCAAAGCCCGGCACCCTCAAGCACCTTGTTTAGCTCTTCGCTTGCCCCCGGTTGCTCGTGGCTAATGACGGGCGGGCGGTCGTATAAGACCGATAGCTGGTTGATAACGTTTCGAAAAGCATTCTTGGTCATATCACCTTCACCCCAAGAGCGAAGGCGGACACTGTCGATCTCACGACTCAAGAATTGCCTGAGGTCGTTTTGCCAATTGCCGGTCAGTAGGCGACGCCGTAGGCGGCTTTGCTCAACGCGGGCTTGGTCGTATTCGTCAGGGGGTGGCGGTGGGTTCGTGTCGTACATGGTCACCTCTCAAAGCGTAGACGGTAATAGCCTTTGCGGTATGATAGCACGCTAGACAAAATGTAGCGCGTCGCGTCCAGTCGGTGCTTGAGGTCATCGTCGGCCCCTTGCCAATACTTAAAAGAGTTGATCACCCCTTTGGCCCGTGGGTGCACCGTCAGATCGCCACGCTTAAATGCGTAGTTCATAAGACGGCAGCCCCACGACACCGAGCCCCGCCCTTTCTTCGGTGCCCTGATATGAAACGGGGCACGGTACGCCCCGAGCTTGGCCGCGATGGCGGCCGTCAAAAGGTCGTTGACCTTGGCCCCGCCCGAAGCCTTACCCGCGCTGTTCACATCGCCGACGGCTATGTCTACCTCACGCGGGCTGATGTTGTGGCGCTCTAGCATCGCCAGGATCCCCGCGGCGTCCTCTTCGGGGTCGGTGCGCTTTGTGTTGGTGTACTCGTCAAGAATCCACATCGCCGGGTGGTCACCATCGCGCTCGAAGGCCACGAGGATCGCGGCCTCTTTGCCGATGCCCTCGCCGTGGTCAATGCCTAGACCGATCCCGACCTCACCGTGTGGCTGTTCGTCGCTGATGCACCGATCGTCAAAGCTCTCGAAATACCTGTCCGTGGCGTCGCCCTTCCAGTGCCCGTGCATCCTTTGGGGGCGTTCAAAAGGTAAGTACTTAGCCGCGATGCCTTCGATCTGGTCGGCGCCCAGGTGGGGGCAGTTATCAGGCGACAAGTCGAAGCGGTGATCGCTCAACCGCCCCTGTTCTATCTCTTCAATCAGCCAATCGATCGGCCTGCCTATCGGCGTCATTGTCAAGAACAGGTGCCCCCGCCGTACCAACAGACGCGCCAAAAGCTCGCTGTAAAGCTCACGCGGTGGGGGCTCGTCAACCCACACGAAATCCAGTGTGGCGGCACCGTGGGCGATTGTGTCCTGGCTTGCTGTGAGTACTTCGAGCACCGATCCGTTTTTAAACCTTACCTTTTGCCCAACGTATCCGCGTTGGTCGTTAAAGTCGTAGCCTTCTATCAGGAAGCTAGGACAGATCTCGTTGATGCGCCGCTGCACCTCCACCGATTGCGCCCAGCTATAGGTCACCACACGGCCACGCACGGGCGGTGGCCTCACCTCACGCCATGGGTGTTCACCTGTCATCACCCACAATGCCTCTCGGGCACCTGCCCTAGTCTTGCCCCACTGGTTGCCCGCTCGAAGGATCTTCTCACGTGACGGGTCAGCATGAAACAAGGGCGCGCCGGCTCCGGTCCTGTAGCGTTCAAACCTCAGAGGGTCGAGCCTCACCGCTTCGGCGAGGGCTACCGCCGCGCTCACTTGGCCTTTTTGCGCCGGGCTTCCACCGCCACGCCCTGGGCCTGCGCTTTCTTCTTGGCGTCTTTGCCGGTGTAGACCTTGCCAGTCTGACCCCACCGATAGCCGACGCGATTGCTGGATAGCTTTACTTTTTGAACAGGCACGGGGGCACCTCAGGTTGTGCCCGCACCATAACACGAAACCCCCAAGCTCCACCGACCCCCGACCCCCGACCCCCGCACGGTTTCAAAAAAGACGAAAAGTTCCGACTAGGTTTGAACGGCATTATCGCCGAGTATGGCCCCGCACGGTATGGCCGTCTTCATGGCCCCACCTCCCCGACCCCCGGTACCACCGGTCCCACCGGTAGCCGCCAGCGTTTAGAATTCTATTCGGGCCACTGCATGCCTGGACCACTGGACCACCAAAATAACTCCCTCACGCACGTACGTGCGCGCCCCCGCCTGCATGTAGCAGTTTTAGAGGTGGTCCGGTCCACCCCCTTTCTGCCGGTGTTGGGCTTTCGAGCGGCGATCTCAGTGGACCACCTCTTTCCGCTTTGGTGGGCTTTTGGGGTGTTTCAAAAAAAAGACGTTAAATGCCCCGCGGCGTTTTTCACTCACATAAACTTGACAGTCTTTTTTAATACACCCATCACCTATGCAGACCCGTCGCCCGCTTTGCATACATGTAAACTTAATCCACCCCGCACCTATGCAGGCCCACCCGACACAGACACTTTGCATAGCTGTTTTTTTCACTTGGTATTTAACCCTCTGGTCATACCAGATTAAATAACCAAGTGAAAAAAACAGCTATGCAAAGTGTCTACCTGAGGTGGAGCTACCTGAGGTGTGGGCTGGGCGGCGCCTGTTTTAAATACCAAGTGAACCCTATGCAAACCCAAGCGCTTTTAAATACCAAGTGAACCCTATGCAAACTCACCCGCCTTAAATACCAACCGTCAACCATGCAAGCTCACCCACCTTGCATACCCACACCGATTAGCTATGCAAACCCCCATAGTCCAGGTTGTAAGGGCGTTTTCACCGACCATGAGCATGGCCGACCCCCACCGGGGCCGTG